GACGCTTTTCTATTCATCGATGACGACATGATGCCGCCCGAGGACATACTCGAGCGGTTGCTGGAGGCGAAGCAGGAGATTGTCGCTCCCCTGTTTCACGTTTGGAACGCCAACTCGCCCCCGTGTGTCTTCAAAAAGAACGGGGACGGGAAGCCGGTTCAGTGGTTCGACCATCCCCAGAACGAGTTGTTTGAATGTGACGGTGTCGGCAGCGGAGTGCTGCTCGTACAGACGTCTGTACTCAAAAAGATGCCGGAACCGTGGTTCTTCTTCGACAAGGGGGAACACAGCATGGACGTGAATTTCTGCAAAGCAGCTCAAGAAGCTGGAATTTCCATCTGGTGTGACTCCAGGCTTCCGGTTCACCAACTGGGAGAGAATTTGGTTGTGGTGTAACGATGCCTACTCGACAACAAGAGAATTTCAGGCAGATGATCGACCATGTTTTGGGGAATTTCCCTCACTTCCCCGAGCAGGCGGTTGAGCGATCCATCAACGATCATCTTCAAAAGATGATGGCCAAGCGCCCTTGGAGCGGCTTGACTCAGTATGGATTACTCGCCGTTCCGGACGAGGTCAAGGACGGAACCGTCAGCAACACTCTCGGCAGCAACGTCGTGACCGGGGTTGCGACCGGCTGGGCCGTGAACGATAAGACCGACACGACCGTCAGTGTCACCACGACCGAGACTGGAATCATTGATATGACGCCAGCCTCCATGACCGATATCGAGGAAGGTATTTACCTGTTGATCGATGGGGGTGGCGCAGCGGAAGAAGCGGTTTTTGTTCTCCAGGTCAACACCAACACCGGCACGTTTCAGGCCGATTTTGCCAACGTGCACGCTTCGGCCGAAGCGATCACACGGTCCTCTTTAACGAACTTGCAGTTTCGCACCGATTTCAACGCACCCTTTGTCACGGTGACGGGCGTTTCTTCGTCCACTCGACTCTTGATAGAAAAGCCTTGGGCCAATGCCAACACCACGGGTAGGTCTTACACCATCGCCCTGGTCTGGACCACTTTCGGCCGAGATTTGAAGTGGCTCTATACCTGCGTCAACCTGACCAGGCGATTCCAACTCATCGTCAATTACACGAAGCAGGTCCTGGACTTTTCGGATCCGCAGCGCGCGGCCACGCAATCCACGTTTATGGCTGTCTTTCACGAGACCGACCCGGGGGGATCTCCGTTGTTCGAGCTCTATCCGCGTCCATTGACCGATAAAGCCTTCCCCTTCTTTTACATCAAGGTCGCGGCTCGTCTGACGCAAGACAATGAGTTTTTACCGAACGGGATTCGATCCGACGTCCTTGTGAAGTTTGTCGAAGCCGATGCCTTCCGTTGGGCGCAGCACAAGAAGGTCGCTGGAGGAATCTACTACGACCCTGGCATCGCTCGGGACATGATAGGCGAGGCCCACGTAGAGACTGAGGAGATGGCTCAGGACGACGACAATACCCACATCATGAGGATGATGTGGGATTACCGCAACTGGCCCATGCGCCTGGGTTCAGAGTTCTGGCAGAGCCATGATCCAGACAGTTTTTACGGGAACATTTAGGAGAGTGAATTGGCAATCTCAGGACAGGAAGTCATCGATACAATCCTGGAAAGGCTGGAGGAGCCCCTTCTTACTCCCGTTTTTTGGACTCGTGCGGAGATCCTGGGCTACGTCAACGAAGGGCTGTTCGAGCTAAACAACATCGCTGGGAAGCTGCACACCACCGATAGCGTGGTGGTTTCAGCCAGCAACTTCTACAACACCCCTGACGCTACAGTGGCCGTGATGCACGCTTCGATAAACGGAAAGGCGCTCGTCCGGACGAGTCTTGAGGCCCTGGATCGACGAGACAGCAAATGGGAGAGCGCAACGGGAAAACCGAAACGATGGGTACCGATTGGAGTCAATCTGTTCGCTATTCATCCCCGGCCGGCCAGCGGAACCGAATCGGTGGAGTTCACCGTCCTGAAAGTACCGACAGACGTCACCGATGACGCCACGGCGATCGATCTCGATGATGAGTTTGTCGACCTCATTGAAGATTACGGCTTTCACATCGCCAGGTTCAAGGAGGGCGGACCGGAATTCGCCAACGCTATGTCGGCACTCGAGGATTTCGCTTCGAGAGTTGGGGATGTGTCCACTAAGGTTTTGACCCAGCAACCGCAGATGCACGCGGCAGAGCCCAATGTGGACACAGGAAAGAGCGATACAACGATCGACAGGAAATAAATGCCACTGAATACGATTAACAACAGGACCGTGGCCGCAGCTGGAACGCCCGTAGCGCTCTCCGCTACGTCGATTCTGTGCAACTGGGTCCTGATCCAGGCTCTCGCTGGTAACGGCGGGAAGATCTATGTGGGGGATTTCACTGTTCTCAATACCGGCCTGGGTGGTATCACCCTGGAAGCGCCGTTTTTGAACTCGAATTTGCCCTTTCAGACCATGGAAACAAGCTCGCTGACGGCCTTGTTTGATCTCAATCTGATCTTCATCGATGCGGATTCCAGTACCGATGGCGTGAACATCGTCTACGCCCAGATCGTTTCGAGCACCCCCGCAACCGGACTGTCCACCAAAACCGTTCAAGATATGCTCGATGACATCATCCTCATGACTCAAGAGAATTCAACCTTCTCCTCGGGGTTTTGGTCGCAGACTGAGGTGATTGATTACATCAACATCGTTGAGAGGAATTTCTTTCAACTGACAGGGTCCGTCAAGGCCCAGGCCGATATTATCGGGACCGCTGGAGAACGCCTCTTCAACGAACCCACCGATTCGATGGAGCTCGACCGGATTACGTTCAACGACATTCCTCTCTTCAGGACGAACCGCTGGCAGCTGGACGCAGGAAATCGGGATTGGAAAAACCTGACAGGCCGACCGCGACAGTTCCACCAGGACCTCCTGGCGACGAAGCAGTTTGAGTTTGATCGAGAAATTGTCACGGTGGGCACCATTGGGACGACTTACACGAAACTCCCTGTGGTGAGGACCGCCACAACGGACATCTTGAATATTCCTGACGCCTTTTGTCACTACGTCCTCTATGGAGTCCTTTACAGAATGCTCAACAAGCAGGGAGAGGGCCAGGATCTAGCGCGCGCGCAGTATTGCCAGATGCGCTATCGAGCGGGGATTCAAATTGTGAAAGCCATGATGCTGGCTCGTGGTGATCTGGCGTCAAGTCTCTTTAACGCAGCTTAGGAGGACCTAATGGCAGACAAATCTAGACCAGCTAAAAAGGTTCCGCTGGATTACAAGCCGAACTCCACCCAAAATTCAAAGAAGATGATGTTTAAGACGATGATTGTCGAGAAGATAACTCGACCTCGACTTCTCAAGCTCAAGAAGAAGGAATTCAAAAGATACCCGAGGTTAGGTTTAGGCCGGGGCAAACTCGGAGGACCGGGCATGAAGCCCAGGAAAGAGGGCGTGCCTTTTGAGCGGGGCAGCATTGGCCTGAGAAAGAAAACCCGTACTTCGAAGTCACAAGTTGGGTCAGCCACAGGCGAAAAGCGTGAACTGAAACGGCAAAACAAGAAACGTCAGTCAAACAGGGGCAGCACCCGACGGTAAACAAAGGAGGAATTTATGGCGCAGAAGACCTATAGAAGGGCAATGAATCCGAAGACCGGGAAGAAGGGAATCGTATCGTTTTCCAGTGCGACTGGAGCCACTGAATCGCTTCCTATTGGCAGGAAGAAAACGATTGATAGGTTCAAGAAAATCGAGGAGAAAGGCCGAGTCAAGGTCATGCCAATCAGAGAGAAGGGGAAAGGCCCAGGCAGAGCACACAAGGCCAGGACCCTGACGAGGTTGATGAGGAAAGGCTATCGGAAGGGCTACCGAGTCAAATCCACCAGGGGTGGCAGTCGCCGCTAGGGGAGGAACCCATGTCTCATAAATCGAAAGAACTGCAGCGGAAGGAATCGAAGAAGCCGCGCAAAGAGGGAATTGTCGAAAGTGCCAGGAACCTGATAATCGTCCCTATTAAACGCAACATCAAAAGGGGCTACATCGACATCTTCAAGCATCCATTTGGGTCAAAAAGTCCCAGAGTAGTAAAGAAAAAAACAAACCGCGAATCCACCAAGAGGAAAACCAGCCGCCAGTCCAGTAGGGGCGGCGGACGCTAGGAGGAACCATGCACAACCACCACAAAAACAACAAAAGCGATGATGCTTCTCACTATCCGGACACCAGTCAGGAGAAGTTCGACAACGGTACTGGAATCATGACCACGGCAAAGCCGATTGCCTCACAGACCGGAGAGATAACTCCGAGCGGCATACCTCCGGATCCTGCGCCGAAGATCCCTTGGAGCAAGAGCCGATTTGAATGGGACTCCAGCAATCCTGGCAAGGGGGGCGAGAAGTAGATGCCACTCAGGCTCCTGTCGAACGTCACTTTGGCTGCCAGTCCCGTTGCGAAGGCATTGACCCCAGCTTCGACGCCTACGTTTTGGGTGTTGATTCAAGTCTTGAAAAACAACGCCGGAAAGATTTACGTGGGAGACAGCGGGATCACAGCCGACGGACTTTCAGGGTCAACGCTTCAGATCCCGGTCACCGGTACGGCATTACCGTTTATTGGGCTACCGGCGCCGGGGAATGATTCGATCAATCTGAATGAAATCTTTATCCATGGTGACGTCGGCCTGGACGGTGTCAACGTGCAGTATTTCGAGGAATAAATGGGCGCTGGCGTAGCTGGAATTGCATTAACAGGTGGTTCGACCGATGAAAGCGCGGCGTTCCCTGGCTTAAAAACGGTGCAGGCCCTGGCCATCACCGATGCCACGAACATGATCGTGTTCGATTCGGACGGTGCCAATACCGGCACCCTCACGATGGCGTCCTTGACCGCCTCCAGGGTTTGGACGTTCCCGGATGCTAACGTGACCATCACAGCCGGGACCGGCGTGGTGAACACTGGAACGCCCCTCGATAACCAACTGGCCGTCTGGACGAGCGCAACCGCCATTGAGGGGGATCCCAACTTCACCTGGGACGGAAGCACCCTTTTGATTTCAGGTGCTTTGAACATCGGCAGCGGAGCTCTGACTGCCGGTGTTGCGACAATTACAAGCCTCAACCTGACGGCAGCGACCAATCAGATCGTCCTGGACTCCGATGGGGCTAATACGGGAACGATCACGCTGGCCGGTCTCTCAGGCAATCGAACTTATACTTTTCCGGATGAAGACGTCACCATCACGGCTGGTACGCTGCCCACCCTCAGTGGTACACCGGTCGACAACCAGGTGGCTGTCTGGACCAGTGCCACGAATCTTGAGGGCGATGCCAATTTTACTTTCGATGGGACGAACCTGGCGATTGGAACCTCTGGCTATATGGGCTGGACCGACACCCAGATCCACAGGGATGCCGCCAACACTTTTGCCTTCTACAATGGCAGCAACAGCCAGCAGCTCAACATCTACGACACGCGCACGGACGGCAGCAACTACGAGCGGCTTGAGATTTCGTCTGACGGCAGCACCTGGTCGATCAATAGCGCGAGTTTGGGAACGGGGTCCGACCAAGACCTCCTTTTAGAAATTGGTGGAGTCAACCTCCTTGGCATCACGACTACCGAAGTTATTCCGTACGTCACCACTCGGCCCAATACCACGAACGCTCAAGACCTTGGATTGATCGGGACGAACTGGAGAACGGGTTACTTTGGCACTTCTCTCCAAGCCGGGATCGCCCTTACTTCTGCGACCGATGTGGTGATCCTGGACGCGCCTGATCTCTCGGGCGCGGGACAGCAGGATTCTCATTCGCTCCTGTGGACCGGACTGGCCTTCGATTCCGTTCCCCATGATGCGGACTGGAAAGCCTTTGTCGATGTGACCAGCAACGCGGGGGCCTCGACCTGGACGTTGCAGAGTCGGATCGATGCCGCCGGTTACGTCACACGGATGAGTGTCACCGACGCTGGCGTAGCGACCTTCTCCGGTACCCTCACGCAGGCCAATCTGGCCCTGACGGATCCGACTCTCCAGATCGTGCTGGATTCGGATGGTACCAACACCGGCACGATCACGATGGCGTCCTTGACCGCCTCCAGGGTTTGGACCTTTCCGGATGCCAACGTGACCATCACAGCCGGGACCGGCGTGGTCAGCGCTGGAACGCCGGTTGATAACCAAGTGGCTGTCTGGACAAGTGCCACAGCGATTGAAGGCGATGCTGCTTTGACCTGGGATGGGAGCGTTCTTCTCACCACCGGAGCTTTCACCAGCCCGACCCTCAACCTCACAGCCGCGACCAACCAAATCGTATTGGATTCCGACGGTGGCTTCACTGGAACGATGACCATGGCGTCCTTGACCGCCTCGCGGACCTGGACGTTCCCAGACGAAACTGGAACCCTGCTGACAGCTAGCGGCGGAAGCCTGACCCTCACAGATCTCAACCTGACAGCTGCGACCAATCAGATTGTGCTGGACTCCGACGGTACCTTCACCGGAACCTTTACGCTGGCCAGTTTGTCAGCTTCCAGGACTTACACGTTTCCGGATGAAGACGTCACCATCGGAACGGGAAATGTGGCTGCTGCAGGAACCCCTTTGGTTAACGAATTAGCGGTTTGGAATGACGCCACAACCATTCGAGGCGAACCCGAGGTGACCTATAACGGCAGCGTTTTAGAGGTGACCGGGACAAACCTCATGCAAGCAGCTGGACTGCGCCTCACGAA